TGTGACCGTTGTACCAGTCAGTTGATTCTAGAACTTTGTGTTTGAATTGTTCTCTTGCCTCGATGTAGCTGCATTCTGATTTGTTTTTGCAGTAGAATAGTATTTCTCTGGTGAAGTTTTCTTTGCCTAGTGACTGTATGTCTGCTGTCAGCGCATCGCTAGAACCATAATAGTCCTTCCAGTCGCTTTCAATCTTGCCTCTAATCTTCTTTTTCTTCTTTTTGCCGTTCTTCAAAGTCACTGTTTTATAAGTGGTCTTTGCGAACTTGGCTAGTTTTTTGCCTATGTATCTTCGCCCAGAGATGACATTTGTAATAAGATATACGAATCCGATATACTCTTCTGATATTTCATCAACGATTTTTTTCTTATACACCCATGTCATCCCTTATATATCTTAGGAGACCTTCCTACCATGCCTTTTCTGAGTCATTTATAATCCTTTTACCTTATCAGGCCAATTAATTTCTTTAAAACATTCTAATAAACCTAGGTTGTCTGTAAACTCAAACATACTGTTTGATAAGTTTTTTGTTTGTTCAATTGTTGCATCTAATCTATCTAATTCCTGTATTCTATTGTTTGGAATTAAAAGACGATCACCTAATTCTTGTAAGATCCAATTTTTATATTGTCTTGTAGAAAGATGACTTTCTTTCCATAATTCATTGTTATTATCTTTAAAGTACCAACTATCTTGTTGATTTTTCATAGAAAAATCATATAGCGGAGTTAACCAATTTTTAGAATATGTAGTCCATATTGTATCATAAAATTTAAATTCCGGATAACATTCGAACAATGTTCTAGTAGGTTGAATATAACGTTCACTAGTTGAATCAATTGCTAGATCTCTAAAATCTGTTATACTAGTCATATACCAATGTGCCCCAGTTGATTCTAACAGTCCTTGTACTAATTTAATGTTATTAAGAGTGTGCATAATATATGCAGGCTCGTAAAAAAATAAGTCTACCCATTGTTCATCATACAATAATGTATTGGTATTTGTAAATATACTTCCTGACGTTTTCCAGCCAGGTGGACGACCTTCTGGTAAATGATGTATATGATACCAATCGTTACGCAAATGTGTTGACCACTGTACTATTATAACATCGTCTTTGGTAAAATTATTTTTTATACAACATTCAGCAACTCTTTCAGCAATTCCACGATTGCCTATACCACGGTATCCCCAATTTTCAAAATAATCAAAATTAGGACTTAACAAATTAGCCCAAGTAGGCCAAGAGTACTCTGTAAACGAACAGCCAAACGTAAACAATCGTTTCATTTATAGACCACCAGACCGCATTTTAGGGGGCCTTCCTACCATGCCTTTTCTGGCTGCTTTTCGTTCTTCTCTCTTTGTCTGTATTTCTACTCGTCGTATACTTGCCTGATCTCTAATTTCTGATAGTGCGTTTCTTGCCTTAATGCCTGCTTCGTCTGAATTTTTATATTCAAAACGATCCTGCCATTTGAAATATTCCTGAAAGGCCCGGATCATTTTATCGTGTGCTTCTGTGGTCAAGCAACAATCTCCACATCGTTGCTATAGCTGGTGAATCCGTTCTCCTTGATAACTTTGAGCACGTGATTAACACGACTGGTTAGATCATCTCTATGCGAGATTAGGAAAACATTCTTGTTACGTTCGCGAGTCATCTTCTTGAGTACAGCAATACTTGATTCAACACCGCTGGCATCCATACCTGAATCTACAAGTTCGTCAATAAACAATAGATTAATGGCCTGATATAAGTTTTCCCAAACATCACGGAACGCCCACGACAATGATAAAATCAATCTGTTACGTTCTCCACGGCTTAGATTGTCAAAGTCCAAATCTTGTCCTAACTGTGTGATGATCACAGTAAGATCGTTTTGAAACTCCACAGTGTGCGGCAGGCCAATCTTGTCTAGATAATAGGTCAATCGTTGATTGAGATAGGCCAAGTTTTGATCAATTATACGTTTACGAATAAAACTGTCTTTGTTGGTCAGTAACTTGTGCAAAAATTCTTGATGATCTTTGATTCTAATTATCTCATTAAGATTGTCATAGTCAATGACCTGAACTGCGGTGTGTTTTAATTCTTCAATCTGTTCAAGATAGGGATTGGTTTCGCCTGCTTTGATCTCTATGTCACGTTCGAATCCGCTGAGTGTATTTTTGTGATTTAACGCCTGTTCTAGATTGTCGTAGATCACTGCGGGCATTTCACCTAGTTCACCTAACTCTTTAACAGCATCAGTATGTTCTAACAATTGTGTATTAGTTGCTAATGCCTGCAAAGCAGTTTCTTGCAGATCTTTGCGTTTTTTTTCTAATAACGCTACCTGTTTGTCGTCGTGAAAACCTTGTCCGCAGCTATGACAGGTATGATTTTCTAAACTAGCAATATCTGCTTTAAGTTTATCCATCTCTTTGATTTCTCTAGCTTCGTCTAGCTCGCACCGTTTGATCCAGCTAGTGAGATCGTTGATAGCCTTACGTTTCGTGTTGTAGACATCTAATGCTCTATGTGCGGCAATTTCTTGATCGATATCTATGTCTAGAAGCTTTTCAATGGCTCTAGCAAGATTAGTGATGCTGGTTTCATTTTGCTCTTCCCACATCTTTTGTTTACGTTCTAGCGACTCTATGCTTTGTTGTATGCGGTCGTTGGATATTTTTATAGTTTCGATCTTGGTATTTTCTGTAACTATGGAATCCTTGCTAATCTTGATTAATTCTTTAAGAGCTTCGGCTTTTTCGCTCAACAAGGTAATACCCAGTAGCTGTTCAATGATGGCTCGTTGATCCGCAGCCTTCATCGACAGAAACGGTTCTGTGTAAGTGTTTAAGGCCACAAGATGTTTAAACATGTCATGAGTCATACCAAATACATCTTCGATGGATTTTTGTGTTTCTCTACTGTCGCCTTGACTTTCGTCTTGATCTAAATTTTCTTGTTCTCGTCCATTAACAGTAAACTTTAGAACATTGGGCTTACGACCTCTTTCTATGTGATAGTCAACACCGTCTTTTTCAAAACTCATTGTAACCAACATGCCTTTGCCGTTGATTTTGTTTACAAGATTATCTTTCTTGATGTTGGTTAGTGCATTGCCGTAGATAGCATAACTCAAACCGTTGATGATTGTGGTCTTGCCTGTGCCATTTCGAGCACCGCTGTCGTCACCACCTAGGTCAAGATTCTCACCCAAAACTAAGGTCAACTGTCCTCGATCAAAATCAATAGCCTGTGTTTGTGCGCCTACACTCATGAAATTACGCACGGTTAAATTCTTAATCTTAATCATAGGTCGTTGTATATCTCCAACAGCAGACCTTTTTCAAAGGTACCACTGTCAATGGCATTTATCTGATTCATCACAATGGTATCTACACTTTCAAAATTAATATCAATAGGCGTTGAGTTTGCATCAACTTCAACTTTTTCCGGAATCAACATAAGTTCTCGCAGTTTGTACTGCGGCACAAATGTTTCTTTAATAAAATTGGCTTCTTCAAAACTGATAGGCAAGTCAATGGTCACCCGACAGTGCATACGTTCTTGTAGCAATTGGTCTGGCTTGTCAATAATTTGACTCAGTTTATATGTTCTAAAGGTAGGCTGGCCAGGCCAAGACTTAAACTCAGGTGATCCTCCCCACTCTAACATCATCATACCGCGATCGTCGTCACCTGCATCTGCATAGTTGTGCGGAAAAGCATTACCAATGTAATGAATATTTCTGCTGTGTTGACGTTTGTGAAAGTGTCCTGTAAACACATATTCCTGGTTTACAAAATGTCCAGACTGAATAGTTCCGTGATCAGGCATCTGTATCATGGCATTCATATAAAAGCTAGGCAATTCCAAATGCCCAAACATATAGCGGCTTTTGATATTGGGAATATCTCGCCACTCATCGGCAACTAACCATGGCATAATAGTAACATCGCCTAGAGTCAGCGTTTCTCTAATTGGAATAATATTTGGGAAAAGGCGCATAAACTCTACTGAGTTAATCTCACGTTTGTCTTTGTAGAACAAGTCGTGATTGCCTAGGATGAAATATACTTTCTCAAAAGATTGGCTCAGCTTCTCTAAATTACTGACTGTATAATTCATAGTACTAACATCAGTAGTACTGCGATTATGGTGCCAATCACCTAGAAAGATTGCAGTTTCACAACCCTCTGCTCGAGCGGTTTCACAAAACCAAGAAACAAAATCTTCGCAATCTTGATTGTGTGTGCGACTGCCTCCTTTGAGGCCAAAATGTATATCAGTAAAACAAGCAACTTTTTTAAATAGATTCATATGACTATTTTACACTAATTTTAAACAAAGATCAATCCCAATCACTGCCGTCCACTGAACTGGTGCTCACAGCCCCACTGACTCCGTTTCCGCTATTTTGTCGAGTCCAACTTGGGTTCATTCCGTTCATTTCTAAAATATCATCTCGGATATTTTGATTGCGTTTTTCTATGTTGATGATCCTAACAAACGAGTTAGTAACGGCGGCAGTATAATAAGCAAAAGGATTGTCCGATTTACTCTCATCAAACTGTAGGCCAATTTGAGTAAGCTGTAAAATTGCCTGTCCCCGCATTTCATCATTGTAAGTATATCCTCTAACGTTGCCACGAGTTGCATATCGTTCACAAAGTTTGATAAACATTCTAGCTAGATTGTTAGTCATTTGCCCGTGTTCTTTGTTAAAAACCCCATCGAGTAAGCCACCTTTCCAATGACTTTTTCCCACACAAATCAAGTTGTCGTTGTCATCAAACTTCCAATGTTGGAACGGAGGAAAATTTACTTTGTCATGACTGTCGGCAGTATTTTTCAAAGTCTTTTTGCGCCCTGGCGCCAGAGGAATATGGTCAAAGGTCATTACACGAAATACCAAATCCTGTTTTTGTACCTTGCGATAGTCTACCTCAAATTCTTTAATAGATATTTTCTTACCACCAGCAATTACTGCCGCTTCGTGAGCCTGTTTTGCCATTTTCACAGCTTTGTTTCGTTTTGCTTCAGCTACTGTTCTCACGTTGATTTTTGCAAGACTAACAACAATAAGATCGTATTCACTATATTCGGGCAGAGTAAAACTACAGTAGGTATTTTTACTAAGGTGTATTTCCCTAAGTAAATCCTTGTTGGTAAGATATTTGATCTTAGGTGGTTGAGCAATAATGGTCATTAAGTGTTATTCCTTTTAGTAATATAATAGCACATTTTACAAAGAATAAATAGACAAAACGGATATTAATTATGCCATTGTCTATAAACCCGATAAAAAGTCTTGCATCAAAAATCAGCAGTGATCTAGGTAATCTAGCCAATGCTGCAAATCAGTCTGCTGGCAATTTTAGTATGCCTAATACAAGTATTGCCAAACAAAGTCTAGATGCCACGGTTAACAGGCTAAGTGGCGGCTTTGGCAGCAGTTTAAATGGCATTACTGGATCTATAAATTCATCTAGTGTTAGTAATTTATCCGGAACTGTGCAAAATTTTGCACAAAACGGTTTGACATCATTGTCCGGCGCAGCCAGCAGTTTTGCCACAGCTGGAAAGAGTGTTATTGACAATATTGCATCGGGCGGCAGCATTGCTGGATTGGCCACCGGATTATTAAACGGTGCAGGACAACAAACTGCTGCTGCCTTGGCAAGTATAGGACTTGATTTAATCAGTGCTGCTAGATCAAAAAATATTCCCAGTACAGCCACTCTAGCACTAGGTGAACAAGCTTCTGTAGTGCAAGTATATCCCAGTAACGAAGGTGACTGGCGTATAAGAATTGACTCAATGTTTGGTGAAATTATTTTTCCAACAACACCTACATTCAGCCTATCAACCAAAGCAAACTATAACAATCAAGAGCTGGTTCATGCAAATTTCCCTCACCCTGTTTATAAAAACAGCACTTCGGATGATATTTCGATTAGTGGAGAATTTCCAGTCGAGACCATAGAAGATGCCCAAGATTGGTTACGTACCATTGCTCTAGGCCGCGGCCTAACTAAAATGTTTTTTGGAAACAGTTCTCCGCAAGGAAATCCTCCACCTATTTGCACACTATCTGGATATGGTGCAGTATTAAAACATATTCCTGTTGTGATAAAATCTTTCCAGGTTGATTTTAAAGATGATGTTCACTATATACAAGCAGCTGGAGCATCTATACCTAGACTCAGTACCATACAAATTACCTGTATGCCTGTGTACAGTAAAAGTTCTCAAAGAGGATTTGATCTCGATGCGTATGTTAACAACGGCGGCAATATTCCTTTCTAATATATGGCAATTTATAAAAAAACTAGTCCTTGGTACATAACCAAACAAAATACACTTTACTTGGAATTATTGACTCTAAGAACAATTCCAACTTCCGATGATGATTTTAAATATGTCATTGAAAATCAATACAGACATCGCCCGGATCTCTTG